CTCATTACAAAGCAACATTAAGTAAAAACACAGACAACAAAATTCCATTACCATCTAATGCAGTAAGAATAGAATTAGATGTAAACAAATATTCAAAATATAATTATGACATTGTTCAGAGAGATGGCTTTCTTTATAATTTAGCTACTAACTCTGATATTTTCACAACTGATTTTGATGAAGCAATAATAGTATACCTTTTACCTTTTGATGAAATTCCTGAACAAGCTAAAAGATATATTACTATTAGAAGTGCTAGAATATTTCACGATAGAACTTTAGGTGCAAATACACTTCATAAGTTTTCAGCAGAAGATGAAAAACACGCTTTAAGTATTTTAAAACAAGCCGAAAGTTCAACAGGTGATTACACGATATTTGATACGCCTGAACAAGCCTACACTATTACAAGAAACAATAGAGTATTCTAAACTATGCCTTTAGTATCACGTACAATTCCAAATTTAGTACAAGGTGTTTCACAACAACCTGAAGTATTAAGACTTAATTCACAAGCAGGTGAACAAATTAATGGCTATAGTTCTGTTGTTGAAGGATTAAAAAAAAGACCGCCAACAAATTATGTAGCCAAGTTATCTAATAGTTCATTTGGTAATGCTTACATTCACACAATAAATAGAGACACAACAGAGCGTTACATTGTGGTTATTACAAATGGCGCACTTAATGTTTATGATTTAGATGGTACTGCAAAGACTGTTGTTAATCAGACAGGTTCAACAGCATACATAACGACTGCAAATCCTAAACAAGACTTTGTTTGTGTTACGGTTGCGGATTACACATTTATTTTAAATAAGACAAAAACAACAGCGATGAAGGCAACTACTTCATCAGCTAAAATAGAACAAGCAACGTATTCAGTTTTACAAGGTGTTAATAGTACAGAATATTCAATAACTATAGATGGAACTACGTATTCCATTACATCAAGTAGCACTAGCTCAAAATCAATTAGAGATAGTTTATTTAGTGCTGTGGGTTCACCATCAGGAATAACTTTAACAAAAATAGGTGATAGTAGTTTTGCTATAGTTAAATCTTCAGGAACATTAGACGTAACTGCTTCAGACGGTTATGGAGACGATGCTTCACAAGTTGTTAAAGATAAAGTTCAAAACTTTTCTGATTTACCTGTTCCTGCAATTGATGGACAAATAGTAGAAATAACTGGAGAAGCAGGAAATACTTTTGATAATTATTTTGTTAAATTTATTTCAGCAGATAATCTTTGGGAAGAAACTGTAGCTCCTGATACTAAAACAACCATTGATGAATTAACAATGCCACACGTTCTAATTAGAACTGCTGACGGAAATTTTAGATTTAGTCAGGTTGATGGTTCTTCATATACAATAAGTGGAACAACTTATAACGTACCTTCTTGGGGTAAAAGATTAGTAGGAGATATAAATACTGTTCCTGACCCAAGTTTTATTGGTAGAAAATTAAATGATGTTTTCTTTCATAGAAACAGATTAGGTTTTTTATCTGATGAAAATGTTATCTTTAGTAGAGCAAGTGAGTTCTTTGAATTTTTTCCTGAAACAATTACACAAGTATTAGCAACTGACCCAATTGATGTTGCAGGTACACATACTAAAGTAGCTATCTTAAGACACGCTATTTCATTTGATGAAGAACTACTTTTATTTTCAGACCAAACACAATTTATTTTAAGTGGTGGAGCTGTCTTATCTTCAGAGAATGTAAGGATTGATGTTACAACAGAATTTGAAACAGATAAAAATGTTAAACCTATTGGAGCAGGAAGTAATGTCTATTTCGCTTTCAACAAAGGCAATTATCAAGGACTTAGAGAATTTTTCATTGCGTCTGATACAGATACAAAACAAGCTGACGATATTACAGCGAATGTGCCAAAGTATATTCCTGCTAACGTCTTTAAACTTGCTAGTGCTACTACTGAAAATATTTTAGTAGCTTTATCTTCAGATGAAGACAATGCTTTATATGTTTATCAATACTATGTGTCACAAAGCAGAAGATTACAAAGTGCTTGGAGTAAATGGACTTTTGGTACTTCAGCAACAGACAGTATTCTAAACGTAGATTTTATAGAAAATATTCTTTATTTAATTAATGAAAGAAGTGATGGTGTTTATTTAGAAAAAATAGACGTATCACCTGCATTAACTGATACTGGTGAAACTTATTTAACTCACCTAGATAGAAAATTAAATAATACACAAATTACTGAAGTTTATAACGCAGGTACAAACCAAACTACAATTACACTTCCATACACCATAACAAATACAATGAAAGTTGTAGGTAGAAGTGGTGCAAGTAATAAAGCAGGACAAGCAATATCTACTGTATCTCAATCAGGTACAACCATTGTTGTAACTGGAGATATTACAGCGCAAAACTATTTTATTGGTGAGCAATATGAATTTAGTTTTTTATTTTCACAACAATTTATACAAGTAGCAGATAGTCAAGGTTCTAGAATTTCAGTTAAAGAAGGAAGACTTCAAATTAGAAATTGGAGTGTTTCATTTAATGATACTGGATATTTTACAGCAGAAGTTCAACCTGTTGGAAGAAGCATATCAACTACAACATACACAGGTACAATTACAGGTTCAGGATTATTAGGAACAGTTAATTTAGACGATGGAGATTTTACTTTTGCTGTTCAATCTGAAAATGACAAACTAACAGTTACTATTAAGAACGACAGTCACCTGCCAAGCAATTTTATTAATGCTAGTTGGCAAGGTTATTATGTTACAGCATCACAAAGAGTTTAATGGTTTTAGAATTTCTAAATTAGAAGACGTAGACTATTTAGCAACCAGATTAAGATTTGAAGATAAAAGAGAAGTACTTGATGCAAGTGGTTCTACACCATATCAGGCTTTATTAGGTGGTTACGTTCAATCAGAAATTTGTTTTACAATAGTTGATACGAAAGATGTTCCTGTAGGAATGTTTGGTGTCAGTAATGAAGGAGCTATATGGTTATTAGCTTCAGATGATATTCATAGAATACGCTTCTCTTTTTTAAGAGAGAGTAGAAAAGTCATAGACTTTTTAAATCAAAAATATCCAAAACTTTGGAACTACGTAGATAGCCGAAACCAACTTCATTTAAGATGGTTGAAATGGTGTGGTTTTATCTTTTTACGAAAAGTTAATCACGGAGTTAATCAAAAACCTTTTTACGAATTTATTAAAATATGTGCGAACCAATAACAGCAACACAGGCTTTACTTGCAGTAAGTGCAGTAAGTGCAGGTCTACAATATCAACAAGGTAAACAGCAACAAAAAGCTCAATACGAAGCTCAAAAAAGACAAAATGAGATTGCTAGAAAAAATGCCTTACAAAGATACGCTTCAGCACAATTAAAAATTAGACAAGAAACAAAACAAGCTAGTGCTAAAGGTTTAGAAGCTACATTAAGAGCAAGAAAAGCAAGAGCGCAATTTATTTCTTCAGCAGGAGAAGGTGGTATTGCATTATCAGGTTCTACAAATGCTTTATTAGCAGATTATTACAGAACAGAAGGTAATTATCAAAGTGCATTAGCAACTAATATGGGAATGAATATTGCACAGTTTGAAAGAAATTTAGAAGCAATTCAGTTTGGTCAAGAAGCACAATCAACTTATGTTCAACCACCTAATCCTGAATTGTTATTTGCTTCATCAGCTTTAAATGTAGCTAATACTTATTACAGTCTAGAATTTGCTAAACAGCAAAACGGATTATTAACTAATAGAGATAAAAATAATCAAATTAATTCAGTCAGTAGTGGAGCTTGGATATAATGGCTAGAAAAAGAGAAACACCTGTTTTAAATCTACAACCAGATTTACCACAAGTTGTTTCACAAGATTTTAATTTATTTTACAAACCTGAACCTGAACCAGTAGATAAATCAGTTCAATTATTTGCAAAGTCGTTAGAAAATTTTGTTAATGATGCAGGTTCTAAATTAGTTATTAGTGCTGAAAAAACTCTTAAAAAAGAAGAAGGTGCTAAAGCTCAACAAGATTATTTAGAAAATAAATTAAAATTTAGAGATGCTGTTAAAGATGGAAAAATAGATAAAACAGCTAATCCTTATTACATAGAAAAATATAAAGAATTAACTCTAAATGATTACGCAAATAAATTTATAGATAGATTAGGAAAAAATTATCAAAAGAATGGTGTAGTTAAAGATACAAGAGATGGTTCATTTCAACAATTTTATAAAAGTGAACTAGAACAATTTATTAAAGAAAATGAATTAGGTTTCTTTGGTGGTGTTGAATTAGAAAAAGGATTTTTTAAAGAAACATCTTCATACAGAGCAATATTAGAAAACAACCATAGACAAGCTCAATTAAAACAATTTGAAAAAAACTTTAATGAAAAAGTTGAAAGTAGAGTTTATGGAATATTAGAAAAATTTAAAGACTTTGATGGTTCTGTATTAGGTGATTTTGAAGATGGAGTTAGTAAATGGAAATTTCTTGCAGATAAAATTCAAAAAGAAATGTCTAGTCTTAATGATATTGGAGCTGATGATATTACAGATAGGATTTTAAGTAGTTTAGAAAAGTATGTCAAAACCACTAGAGATTTTGATTATGCTAAACAAATTATTTC